CTTCATCCATTGTGGATGGATCTGTAAAAACACACACCTGTGGAAGAGCTGTGGGAGCGACAGCCCGTTCGTAAGAAATCTGATGACGTCGGACATTATCGAATCCATCTTCGATCTGCATGATGATATTATTGATACGTTTGTTCACAGTCAATTCTTCGTCATTTTCAAACTCTTTCATGTGAGCCTGAACGTGGTTGTTCAGCTGAATAAGAAAATTGATCATGCGGTTTTTGATTCCACGAATTGCCATAATGTCAATTTGGTCTGGTTTCGGGATGTTATCATCGTTGAAATTATCCGGATGAATAAATTGATGATAACCCAATTTGGTTGCTCGCTCCAAACAGACTGAATAATTTTCAGTATCATGGAGATACCACCTGAACTCAAAGTCTTCGATAATTCTTAGTACTTGTTCTTCATTCATTGATTGGACGTTACGTTTCTGAAGCTCAGTGAGTGCTTCATAAATATTAGGATCCCGATCAATGAAGTGAGTTTCTCTCATCTAGACTAATTACATATTTTATCTCTAAGCCGAATTCATTTTGCTGAGAATTTTAATTAGTATTCTGTTCTGTGTTTGAAGTTGGTTTGCGATATTGACGAGGGCGGAACACACCGTGTCACCATCATCAGTAGCCATGAGGGAGGTCATGAGTTCCGCGATATCCACACTCCCATCATCTTCGAACTCTTCGTTGGGTTCCTCATCGGTCGCAGAGAGTTCATCATCGGTAACAATTTCACCCTCCTCAATTTCAATCTCATTTTCATCAGGCTGTGTTGACATTTAATTTGGGCTGAGAATTTTTGGGGTTTGGAAATGCGCGTTCAGCCAAAATTATTTTCTCTGCTTATAGTACAACAACTCTCAAAATGGCCGGTGGTCTCATGCAACTCGTAGCGTACGGCGCCCAGGACGTTTACCTTACCGGTAACCCTGAGGTGACCTTCTTCCAGGCGAAATACAAGCGCCACACCAACTTCGCGATGGAGAACATCGAGCAGACCGTCAACGGTACTGCCGCCAACTCCGGCCGCGTGTCCGTGACTGTCGCCCGTAACGGTGATCTCGTCGGTGACATGTACATCGAGCTCAAGTCGCTCACTTCCAACACCGCGACTTCCGAGTCCGTCGACGACTGCAACTGGGTCGCCGAGCGTGCCGTCAACAACGTCGAGCTGTCCATCGGTGGTCAGCGCATCGACAAGCACTACCAGAAGTGGTGGCGCCTCTACTCCGAGCTCTACCTTGATGAGTCCAAGAAGGCTAACTGGGGTAAGATGACCACTGCTCCCTCCGGCACCGTCTACCTCCCCCTCGTCTTCTTCTTCAACCGCAACCCCGGTCTCTACCTCCCCCTCATCGCCCTCCAGTACCACGAGGTTCGCATCGATATCGACCTCGCGTCCGATTTCAACACCTACCTCGACACCAACGTCTTCAAGGTGTGGGCTAACTACGTCTACCTTGACACCGAGGAGCGTCGCCGCTTCGCCCAGAAGGGTCACGAGTACCTCATTGAGCAGGTTCAGCACACCGGCTCTGACACCGTCACCTCTGCGCAGACCAAGCAGGTCCGCCTCTCCTACAACCACCCCGTCAAGGAGCTCGTCTGGTGCTTCTCCAACACCGCCTCTCGCTCGGATCTCTGGAACTTCACCTCCCAGACCGCTGATGAGGACAAGATTGTTCTCGAGTCCAACGCACTCGACAGCACCGATGACTCCAACTGCTTCGTGCCCATCTCCGCGGTCGGCACTCCTCTCTACGCTACCGGTCCCTCCACCCAGCAGTACACCGAGGAGGCTGTGGGTCCCCTTTCGACCTTCAAGCTCGTCCTCAACGGTCAGGACCGCTTCAAGGAGCAGAAGGGTAAGTACTTCAACCAGGTTCAGCCCTTCAACCACCACTCCGGTTCGCCCGCGCCCGGTGTGTACGCGTACTCTTTCGCGCTCAAGCCCGAGGAGCACCAGCCCACTGGTACCTGCAACTTCTCCCGCATCGACAACGCCCAGGTCGCTGTCACCATGGGTAGCACTGACGCGACCACCATGCACATGTTCGCGACCAACTACAACGTCCTCCGCATCCAGTCGGGTATGGGTGGCCTTGCCTTCTCCAACTAAGCACCAAATCTTAGTTTTTTGAGAAACAATATAAAAAATTACCTTTTAAAATGTATAACCGACATTTTAAAAAGTAAAATGATTCGAAAACTTATTGAAAACCTTATTAAGGTAGAGAAACCCACGTTAGGGCGTTGGTCTCTTAAATCTTGTAATGAGCTCTCCGCTTCGATCAATTCCGTATACCAAAATAGAGATCATTGTGGTGACACCATCTGTAAAAGTCCTAAAAGGGCTTCAGAGTATCCAGATATAAAAGATACACAACAAAAGTAAATATGTACGACGTATACACAGACGGAAGCTGTCTTGGAAATCCCGGTCGAGGTGGATGGGCTGTTGTGAGTGATAAGTTTATCGTGTGCGATAATACTTCACGAACGACGAACAATATAATGGAAATGACAGCCGTTGTAAAAGCACTCGAAAGGTGTATTGACCACCATGAGTTGCGTGTTCGTATTTACACAGACAGTAATTATGTAAAGAATGGCATTACGCAGTGGATTCACAATTGGAAGAAAAATGGATGGAAAACTTCCAGTGGTGGAGATGTAAAAAATAAGGAACTTTGGATGAAAATTGATCAGCTTCGAGAACATATGAAGGAAGTCGAATGGAAATGGGTGAAAGCTCATAACGGAGATGAAAAAAATGAACAGGTGGATAAATTAGCCAGGGAGTGCGCTAAAAAATTATCCGCGTAATTTAACAATGGGTGAAGTGGATGTGCCCCATGAACATTTTTGGTGTGAGAAGCAGGAGAAGCTTCTCGTCAGATGGGCTGAGAAGGCTGCAGGATATCGCTGGCTTCACAACCACGCCCGTCTTTATTATAAAAAACAACACGACTATCTTTCGTATCCGAGTATAATTATTGCGAGTATCACAGGTGTCGGAGGCTTCGCTGTTTTAAATCCGAGTGGTAACGAGAATGTATCGACTGAGACGAAGAATAATATTATGATCGTGCAATACTTTTTCGCATTCCTTAATGTGCTCGGAGGTATTTTGACATCCATAAGCAAATTTAGTCAAAGTGCAAACTTGGCTGAATCACATTCAGCGATGTGCGTTCAATATTCAAAGTTCTATAGAAATATCGATATGGAATTGTCTCTTGATGTTCAACACAGAGCGGATGTCCTCGATTTTGTCACGAAAGCACGTGAAGAATATGACAGACTTCTTGATGATGCCCCCGATATACCCGCTATATCTATACAAGCATTTCTTATGGAATTCCCCGATAAAGAGAACAAACCCGATGTGTGTAACGGTCTCAGTATCATTATGAGTGATGATGCGGCTTCAACGATATCAACGTCAGCGAATCCGGTATCCAGGTGGGTCGCGAGTGTGAAAAATATGAAATTCACAAGAAAAAGTGCCGACATGCCCCGACAAAATTCTGTTGAGGTATAGTAATATGAAGACTGTATTGAACATTCTTGTCATCACGACACTTTATGGTCTTTTGTACAGTAAGATGAAACCTGAACATTTCAATTTCAAGAGTCCCCTAGACCCTTTCTATTTTTCTTTCACGACCATGTCGAGTGTGGGCTACGGTGACTTCTCTCCCAAGACAGATGCTGCGAAATTGATGGTAATGTCTCAGCATCTGGTGATGATTGGAGAATTGGCTAAAGTTTTAAAGATTTTTTAAGGTGCAAGATTTATCCGCGAATAGTGCGTAAAAAATAACTAGAGCGATCACAATTGTGAAAAGAATTTTGGAATATTTGGGAAATATACCCATTCCTACGATGAGTAGACACAATACGTATATGTACACGAATTGTGTGTATTCGAAAAAACCTCTAGTGTATCTATCTATACCTAGGGTTCCTGGAAAAGATACAAATACTGCATCACTCTCTTTGATTTTTTGGATTGGACTAAAGTTTTTGAAAATTTTTTCATTTTTGTCAATTTTTACAAAATCATATTTTCTACATAACCCATTTAAATTGACCTGGTCGTCTTTACATTGTAAATCGACTTCGTTTTGTAGTATGATAGTCAATTCTTTTACATAACCCATATACATACCAGCGTTTGCGATTGAACGATCGCATGTCCCAAATATAAGTGTTTGAAGAAACCATGGTGGGTTGTTTGAAAATAGAACGCGACAGTTACATTGTTTGAAAAGTTTCATGACATTTTCAGGACTTTTATTAACTTTGGTATCAAATCCATCAACAAAAACAATTACATCGTCGTCGTTTTTCGTTTTCATATATTCCAAAAGACCTTTAGATTTATCAGAATATCCATTCCACTTTGTACCCCAACCCAAAACTTTAATTGGGACACCAAATTCGTTGTTCACTAAATCTTCAAACATTCCCTGAGACTTATTTGCATATGTCACTATCTCGAGAGACATTATTAAAATATAATCAGATAATAAATGCGAGTACTCGTCATTTTACTTTTTACAACGTGGTTTTTCTTGTATGCAAACCACTGTCCATGTGAAAAACCATCTGATGATTGTTTCCGAACAGAGTTTTATGGATTTCAGTACAGTCACTTCTTATTTTTCGCTTTGTTAGGTGCTCTCTTTCCCAAACAATTTTGGTTTTGGATCACTCTAGGTGCCGCATGGGAGGTGTTTGAATATTGGCTATCCTCTAGACCTGATCTTGTGAAGAATTTTGGTGGATGTTTGGTTGAGTCGGACCAAGAAACACCTCTCTGGTTTCGTCGTGTTTATGCGGGAAAACCTAAACATGAAAATTTCATCGATCGTGCACTAGGAATTAAAAACTCACAAGAACACACGTGGCATTACTCCGTTGGAGAAAATCTCACGAATGTTTTAGGATTTTTGATGGGAATGTATATAAAAGATAAGTTTATATAAATATCAAATGAACGTAGGAATTCTCACGGCGGGTGGTGTGTGTCCAGGTGTGAATAACATTATTCATACTCTCACTCGTCTTGAGAATTCTAAAGATAACAGAATTATTGGTTTTAATGAAGGATTTCGTGGTTTGAACAATAATATTCGCGTTGAACTTTCTCGTGGGAAGATTGAAGAAGGTGCTGGTTCAATTCTTCGAGTATCTTGCGATGCCGTGGATATTGATAAAGTTGTTGAGAATATGGGTGATTTGGGTCGTCTATATTGTATCTGTGGTAACGAATCTATGAAGAGTGCGAGTCTAATTGCTCTCGATGAACGCATTGATACAAATATCATTGGAATTGCCAAGACAATCTTTGATGATATTCCTGGTATGGAATCTATTGGATTTCAGACAGCTGTTCAAGAGTTTGCGAGATATATCGATTATGCTTATACAGAGGCTACAACGACAAATTCGATTGTCTTCGTCGAAGCACCTGGACATCGTATCACTGGACTCTCGACGAACGCCACATATGCGAGATATTCCAAAGTGACTGATGTCATCAACCAACAAACTATTAATAAAATTTCCATGCACCAAATTAAAAACAATTATGAAACACAAGGTTATGCCGTTGTAGTAGTCGCTGAAACATGTGATTATCAAGACATTGTAGATTTTATTCAAGACGAAGTTGAAACTGAGATCAAAGTGATGAATCCGGGTTTTGTCATCAGAGATGCCGAACCATGCGCATATGACACAATTTTATCTGTGAAGGTTGCTAAAGAAGCATTCGAAAATGCTCAAATGTATCGAAACTTTATTCAAGGTGGAAGTACAAAAATGTTGTTCGATGACTTTGTTAAACTGGTTTAAAGACTCAAAACATATATAGTATGTGGGAAGTCCCACCGTTATACCGATTGACTAGTAACATAGTCAAACGCACCGTTCTTATAGCTCAGTTGGTTAGAGCGTGGTGCTTATAACGCCAAGGTCACGGGTTCGAGCCCCGTTGGGAACAGCTTTTAGAATGAGTTTTCCTCATTGTAAAAGTTGTGAATCAAAAACCTAAGTCGATGTTTACAATAAGATAAAATAACTTCAAAATTCAACTACTCACTGTCAATTCGACAAAATGCTTGCGCAAATCACCGCCACGACTCAGGATCTCCGTTCCATTGACTACACCGATGCTAAGGTGACCAATCTGTATATGGTTAACATTAACGATTGCGATGTCGTTATTAATGAGGCCGTGTCTTTCCAGGATCTGCGAAAGCATGTGTTACAAACTGTCTATACTCCCGACCTATTTAAGGGCAAGTTTGGCATCTCTAAGACACCTAGGGGTGATCATTGGCGCCCTATTGAGCTGGTTGGTGTCGTGGACGGGACTGAACCAAAAGAGGTTGAAATGTATGATGGTGTTTGTATGAAACTGTATATGTATGACAAAAATGCAAACGGTGTTATGGACGACGTGTTTAAGGCGTTGCCTATGAACTACCTTTATTCGTGCAGTATCAACATTACACTTAAGGATGGCCGAAAGGTGACGATTAACCACGAGTTCCCTAACACCCAGAGGATGTGTGGATGGAAACCTGAATATGTTGACTTTGCGAGGAAATTTGTCATGGCTTAGTACCCCCACTTTACATCGTCAGGTGTAGCGTCGGGATAATTCCTGGAAAAGAAATCTCGTCTTCCATGTTCATTATGACCAATTGTACTTTGTTGTGTGCGATCGACGAGCATATATTCCCTTAGATCTTTGTAATATACACGAGCACCTTTATTGATCAAATCCTCATGTTTCATATCCACATGATTATCCATTGGATAGAAATACTTTTGATACTTTTTCATGTTATTCACATTGATGAGATAGCATTTAGTGCTCGAAATCCAATTTACTTTCTCGAGAGTTCCTTCTTTAGTGTCGGGAAGTCTCGATAAACAATGGAAAAAACACATCTCAAAGTCATCACCCTTCTCATCTATGACACTTTGAATTTGTTCATAGAGTTGATCAGATTTTATGATAACATTGTCTTCGAAAATGACGGCGTACTTTAGACCCTGTCGAAAACAACGTTTATAAAACTCCATATGACCCATGAAACATCCGATAGCACCTAAATTAAAATACGTGATATCTGGTCTCTTGGTATCCGGGCTATAATGCATCTCGACAGCTTTTTCAAAATAATCTGGTTCTATATATTCCTCATATTCACTCGCTGTTTTAATCTTTCTCGTGTCTGGTCCATATATTATTTCTATGGGGATATCATCTTTGTGACTTTTAAAAAATCGCTCTTGTCTTTCTTTTTGATCTTTCATCGTTAGAAGAAAACATTTGTAATCGTAATCTGCCCTGGTTTTTGTTCGAAAAAATATATAGATGACCGAAAAGACTAATATGATTAAGATGATGTTTAGTGCCATAACTACTTAAACGAGAGA